GTCTAAAGTTGTTTTCTTTGTTAACCATGTTAACACCTGAAGTAATTTCAGGTAGCATCTTAACAATTTCTTTTCTAGTTTGTCGTGAAACATCACCAGAAACATTAATGTTAAATGTCTGTTGAGAACCTTTATTTTCCTTGCCAAAGTCTTTTACTTTATCCGCTGGAACAACTAACTCTCCTGGAGTTAGCATAGCAGGAACACTGTCTTTACCAATTTGTGAGTATGGTGTATTTGGAACAATACCGCCTTGATTAAATGAGAGACCTAGTCCTGCACCCCCAAAGAGACCATCGAATATTGGAAGCTCACCAAAGCCGCTAAAAATGTTACCAATACCGCCAAACATGCCACCAAGACTGAAACCGCCACCGCCGCCGCCAAAGCCGCCTTGGAATACACTAGAAAATAGCTCACTAATACCCTTCCAAATACTTTTTAAGACACTACTAATTGATTCAAACATTTTAGGTGTTTCTTCAGCAGCACCTTGTTTTGCACCGTTTTCTAGTGCCTCAGTAGTGCCGCCACCTAAAGTTTTACCAAAATCAAAAATATCATTAAATAATTTGGTTAAAGGGCCGCCTTCTCCAGTAAGACCTTCAAATAAGGCATCGCTAACACCTGTAGAAAAGCTATCAATAACAGACATAGTAAAGCGATCAACAAGCATTTCTCCAAATTCTTTGAAGTTGCCTGTACGTAATGCTTCCGAAAATCCTCTTTGGAATTCAGCTGCAAAGTTATCTGCAGTTTGCTTACCTAGGCTATCACCCTCATCTGCTCCTGGAGGTGTAATAGTCTCTCCACCAGCAGTAGTAATAGTACCTGTATCAAGTAAAGCTGCTATTTGTGCATAGACTGCTTCAAGGCCTTGTTGAGCAGCGTCTCGCATTTTTACAGCAGCACTAATCCCTGTGTTATTGCCTGTTTGTTTTTCGTACTCAAACTTTTGTTTTGCTTCTTCAATAGTCTGCAAGAAAATTTGCTCATCTGCACGAAGACCAGCGAGTTTAACCTTTTGCCATTCTGATAGTTGGGCAGTACCTCCTGCAAATTTAGGAGGAATCATCCCAGAGTTTAATGAAGCAAAGAAACCTGCACCAAACTTTTTAACCATAGATGCTTGGATAACAAATTCGCCATTTGAGAGCATTGCAGGAATCTTGTCGTCTCGTGGACCACCTGCGCCTGAAATATAGCCACCTGATGCAAAACCAGTAGAATCAAGCCAATTTGTAAATCGTCTAAATAAACTATTTTCTGCAGCAGTACTTCCTACTCTATTTCCAGAAGAAGTTCTTCCAATTTCATCGCCAGAAGCTGTTCCTGAATCCCCAAAAGGATTTAAGTTTGAAAAGAAATCAGATATGGAAGTTTTAACTGCCTCCCAACCACTCATAAGACCATCTTTTAAATATGTACCAACATCAATTGCCCATTCTTTAATAGCTGGTAGGGCTTGAGTAAAGGCTGCAACAATAGAGCCTAATATTCCACCTACAATAGCACCACCTAAAGCTCCAAGAGGGCCAAACAAGAGACCAACTGCAGCACCAACACCTGCGCCCTCTATGCTTCCAAGAATTAATGATTTTTCTATATCAGAGGCGCTATCACTAATTACAGACTCTGTAATATTTGACAATATATCTGCAGCTGTTGCAACAGTTAGCCCAGTAACAAGACCTCGAATCATAGCAACACCAAGCGCTTTACCGATAGCCTCACCTTTTCTTTTTATCTTTTTGTCATCTTTGATATCATCTAAGGTATCTGTTAGTTTATTGCCTAAAGCACCAACAGTAAATCTAGTTCCAATACCTTTAAGAATTGTTTTAACCATAAAGGCTGCAGAACCAATAAGCCCATTTTTGAGGATACCTACTGTAGCAGTACCTGCAACAGCTAAGGCAAAAGCCCCCGCTATTTTATCTGTTAGTGGTTCTGTTTCAATCTCAAAACCCTCTGCTAGACCAGCTCCAAACTCCCCTGCAGCATTAATAATAGCATTTATAAGTCGAGTACCAAAGCCTTCACCTTCTGCATCATCTTTGAAGAAGTTTACAATACCATCAGCAATTGCTCGACCGATATCTTTAGTAGTAATACCAAAAAGACCTTGATCAGTAAGGTAGTTTAAGGCTTGAGGTAATAAGGCTATAGCAGCGATACCGAGCGTAATAGGGGCAGTTATGATACTTAGAAATCCAGCAGCAATAACATAACCAAGACCAAACAAGGCACCTTGTATTGCAGAATTTCTTAATTCAGCAGGTAAAGCAAAAGTTACAGCTCCTGCAATAGCACTACCAACAAGCAACCACTTATTACTATCTGCAAATTCAGCTACACCACTAAGTACTCCTGATACACCACCTTCACGGCGAGAGCCTCTCCCCGCTTCTGCATAGGGATCGTCTACAGGGCTTCCAAGTATGAAATTATCAAAGCTTGTTTTAAAGTTACCCCCTAGCTGATTAGATATTTCACTAATTCTTTTAGATACTTTAGTCAAATAACCTAGTATACCACCGTTTTCTGACAATTCAGTAGTAAAGGCATCAATTGTTTCTCTAAAGGCATCTTTCTTACCAGTAAAGAAATTAGTGCTAGATTCAAAAGTCTGTGATTGAGTAATTGAATCTTTTAAAGCTGTTGTAAAATCTTTTATTGCTTGTGTAGCGGAAGAAAAGAATGAAACAATTCCTCCAGAGCGTTTACTTTCACGACCTGCCTCTTTAAACATATTAAATTCTTCATAACCAAAGAAAATATCTTTAAATGCAGCAACAAATTTTGTACCCCAAGATTTTACATCCCCTAGTACTCTATTTAATAACTCCACATAATACTCGCTACCAATAGCATATTGGCCTTCATCAAAGATTTCTCTCCACCACGAATTACCAATAATGGCATTATATAGATTCTTAAATACCAAAACTATAGAATTTTTCCAAGTTTCTAAAGTATTAAGTACATAAGCTGTACCTTCAATCGCTTTTGTTAAATCAATCTTAGGTAAATTTTCTACAAAAGAAAGACCTTTCAGACCCTCAAATACGTCATTAATTTTTTCTTTAAAAGCTTCTGTATCAAAGTTAATATCAAAGAGACTTAAGAAAGCCTTTTTAGCGTCTGCCATAACAAAGGCAGCATCATACTGAAAACGATAAAGAATAATTTTTAATTTTGAAAACTCAATTACAGCCCTATCTGCAATAAAAGTAAAAGCAGAGGTTAGTAATTGTATTTTATTTGCAGTACTTCCTGAAAAGTCAAAAACTTTATCAATCTCAGATAAAGCTCTTTGAAATTCACCTTGCATAATGCCTGTAAGTTCTTGTACAGTAGGCGCTAGTAAGTCAAATTCTTCACGAATTTTGGGTAGCTGCTTAAGTAAAGAATCTGCAAGAATTTCAGAAGTAATTTGACCATCAAAGGCCATTTCTCTTAATTCAGCACGACTAACATTTAAAGAGTCTGTTAGTGCTTTTAGAATTTCTGGCGCACCTTCAGAAACAGAGTTAAACTCTTCACCACGTAAAACCCCAGAAGCAAAAGCTTGGCTAAGTTGGAACAAGGCCGCTTGCTGAGTAGCCAACGGTTGTCCACCAATCTTAGTAGCTTTGTTAATAGCTTCCGTAATTTCTAAGAACTCTCCTGAAGTTCGGTTAGTTCCTGCAAAAGATCTAGCAAGACGTTGATAGTTTGTTGCTGTTGTATTAATATCAGTACGAGAAGCAATTGCTAGTCTATTTAGTTTTAGCATAGTTGCTGCAACAGGTTCACCTGCTTGTGCAACCAATTTTAATCTGTTTTCAAGAAGTTTAAAAGTATCTGCAGCTTGTACAATACCCTTAATTGTAACAAAACCAGAGTAAGTTGCAATAGCGCCTTTAATAGCTGTTGCTAAACTTCTTGTTGCTTTTTCAATATTACCAACAGACTCTTCAACCTTTTTAAGTTCAGATCTGGCCTGTTGGGAGTTCGCACGAACTCTAATTTCTACACCACTCATGTGTCCTCCTTTAATAAAACAGCCCCTAATGTTCTCGATAATGAGAAGCCATCAGGGGCTATTTTTATTATTCAGGGGTAAGAATACCTATTTTCATTAATACTTGTTCAATAAAGTATTTTGGTGCTTGTTTACTATGACCATTGTTTAAGATATCAATATACTCGACATCATTAATTATAGCACCTTCAGTGAAACCATAGTTATCATATTTCTTTGTATTTTTCCAACCACTTCTAGCCTTGCCTGTATCAACAGGAGTAACTGTTCTTAGTGTAGTTGTAGCATAATCTATTCTTTTGTCAATCTCAAGACTTCCAAGTCGAGCCATTTCTTCTTCGACTCTTTTCATTTCTTTTTTAAAATCAACAATATCGATTGAGATAACATCAGCCATTTTTGTTTCCTTTGGTGGGTTTCCAGCCTGAAGAATCACCATTTTTAGCATTAAGCATCATCTCTAGGAATTTACCTTTAGGCGTTGCCTGATCAGGTACTTGTTTATCTTCTTCAACTTGTTTAATTCGTTTTAAACTGTGAAATAAACTTTCAGCTGAAGCTTTAACTCCTTGAGTCTTTAACATGAGGTAAGTTCTTTGATCTTCCCGCCATCCTACTGGACGTCTGTCGAAGAAACTAATCCAATTCAATAGCTCTGTATAAGGCATTTCTTCTAATATTTGATAAACAGGAATACCTAAGTTATAAGCTATTTCATAAAGAGTTTCTTCAGTCTGGGTTAGTTTCCCACTTCATTAGCCAATCCAGCAATAGACATAATATTGCTAGATAAAGTTGTTAGTTCCCCAATAGGGAAACCATTAAATTCCTCATCGGTGATTTGTTCTGCGTCGATGACCGCTAGACGAATAACATCTTTGATTAGAGCAACATCATCGTATTCATCTTTTTTATTTTGTGCTCGTTTAATTAGATCTTGAATATTAAGAACTTCAGAAACAGTAAGTTTTTTAACTTCTACACTATCCCCCATAAATTCTACTTTTTCAGTGATCTTTTTACCAACTAAATGCTTCATTGTAGCTTATCTTTCTCTGTAAATAATTCTTGATTATGAGCTTGAAAATCATCAAGCATCTTTCGTACTGTATGTAATACTGATAGAGTTTCTAGGCACTCTTTTCCTTCTTTTGAATCTTCTTCAAAGTCTTTAAAACGTTCAAAACTCTTTCGAATACTAATGTCTATACTACGCCGCATATGCCGAAACGTAGTACGCATTACAAATGATTTACTAAATGGTTTATCCATAATATCTCTCTATTGTAATAAAGGAAGCCCCCGAAGGGACTCCCTAAACTGGTTAGGCCGCAGGAATAGTCGCTGGACCAAAGAAGTCTGATTGAGCAGACAACGTTACTGTTGCAGTGGTTGCGTCTGTCAATGCAGGGTTAACCAAAATTGCTTCGATTTTACCTTTGAAGTAAAATTCTGTATTGTCTGTTGCAAGAGTTGCACCTAGAGATGTAGTTAGGTCAACTGCAGCAGAACACATCATAAAGCGGAAGTAAACTTGCTGACCAACAAGATTGTGGAAATCTGTCATGTCATTAGCAATATAGTTTACAGTTACTTCTAGAGTAGGTGCATCTGACTGCCCCTGAATCTGTGAAGAAGTATTTTGTCCATAAACAGGTACGTTTACGATGTTTGCAGGAGTACCGATTGAAGGGAACTCACGAACAGAAGGCATACGGTCAATATCAGCAGAGTTACCTGATACAAACAGATCATCATAACCTGCAGCATCTTCTGAAGCAGGTGTAGCTGATCCGCTATAGATGTCAAGGTACGTAAAAATACCTGCACCTAGGGATGAAATATGAGCCATTTATTATTCTCCATATATTTTAAATGGTATTAAGTATCTAGCACTATAAAGCGCTTTATTAGATGGGTCTAGCCCTTCCACATTCAAATAA